AAAAATTCCCAACCGAAAGAGAATTCATCAATTGAATTGCAAGGCGTTCAAATGGTTGAAAACCGTGAAGAAAACCGCTTGCAACTCTTATTTGACGGCAAACCGGCACCGGAAGTCATTGCCAAACTCAAGGCCCATGCTTTCCGCTGGTCACCGAAAAATAAAGCGTGGCAACGTATTTTGACAACTGATGCCATTCGTGCAGCTTATAAAGTTTTGGAGGCATAATCATGGAATACAACAAAGAAATAGTCAGAAAAGCCGTTGCTCTTGTCAATGCTTTCCGTGAAAAGCTGGATGATGAAGATAATTACTACACTTCGCGCTATTTGTACGAAAATGATGGTGATTTATCCCATGCCGCTGATGACTTGGTAAATGGTAAAGACTTCGCAGATTTTGTCTTTGATGATCTTTACACCGAAACAATTGAGCTTGTCAGAGCAATTCTTGATGCAGAGGTTTTCGGGCGCTTTTATGCCGGTTTCAATCCTGTCGCATTTTTTAACACTCGTGAAGAGTTTGCCAAGGATGAAACTGAACGCACCAAGGCCTTTTATGCAAAGTTAAATCATACCCTGCAGCACTTTGATGAAGAAATGGATGAAATTGTTAAAAACTCATTCATGGGTAAAACCTTACTGAAAGAAGATAAATAATGGAAAGCTATTACGAAACATTAGCCGCTCTTGTTAGCTGTCTGGTGATGGTGGTTGTTCTTTGGCTCGGCTTTTTAATGTATGCCGTTGCCGTCAATCCGGATGCACTCGATAATCAGCGCGTTGAGCGTGAACTTGAGTATGCCAAACAACAATATATTGCTTGGTTTCATGAAGATCCAACAAAGGAAACAAAATAATGCAAACGAAACAAATCACAAAAATGACTGATGATGAATATTTTGCCCTCAAAGCAATTTCAGCAAGTCAAATAAAGCAGTATGATCGCGGGGCTTATTGGTTTTGGAAGTCAACGCCTTTCAATCCGAATAAAGCACCGGAAGCTGAAACGGATGCGCTGATTTTTGGTAAATTGTGTCACGCGTTTATTCTCGAACCGGATAGACTGAGCCAAGATTTTGCAGTCGCTGATTTCGGCGCCTCACGCAAAAATAAAAAATACGAGGAAGCAAAAGCTCAATATCCGAATAAAACGGTTGTATCTAAAGACGAATGGAATCACGCGCGGTTAATGCTAGATAACTTACAACGTCATCCGTTGGCCAGCATCATTTTGGACGGTGCCACCGCTGAAATGCCTTATGTGTGGACAGATCCAAACACCGGCCTTAAATGCAAAATGAAATGTGATGCCATAAAACGCACCAAAAACGGCCTGATTGTCATCGATTACAAAACATCATCCGATATCGAGGGCATTTTAAATTGGCCGCAAAAATTACAATATCCGCTGCAGTCAGATTTTTATTGCCGCGGCATCAAAGAAAAATACGGCGAGGAGCCTGTCGAGTTTGTATTCATCATCCAATCCAACAAAGAAGATGAAAAAGATATCATCGCGGTGGCCAATGTTGAGTATGAAACGTCACAAGTTGCTCATCAAATCGTTGATCATCACCTCTGGGAAATTAACGAAAAATTAACCGCGTGGAATGAAACGCGCGACAACAGCATTTTTGCGGCATATCCGAACCGCGTTGAAATGCGTTATTCAAACTGGTATATGGAAAGGTAAATAAATGACAAATGAATTGACCAAACAAGAACCGAAGCAAGATCTTGCTCTTGCGTTCATCGAACAAATCAAAAATGGCTGGGACAACGTTTTGCCGACAGTCTGCACACCGGATCGCTTTGCCCGTGTTGCTCTGACTTGCATCAAAAAAGATGGCAAATTGTTGGCCGCAATCAACACCAAAGAGGGGCGTGCATCAATTGCTGCCGCATTTATGAAATGCGCCGAGCTTGGCATCGAACCGGATGGGCGGCGTGCTTATCTTATCCCGTATAAAAACGATGTTCAATTGATTATCGATTACAAAGGCATCGCAGAGCTTGCCATGCGCTCCGGCTTTGTATCCAACATCCATGCCGACAAAGTATGCGAAAATGATGAATTTGAATACAATATCGGCACTATTGAAAAGCACAAAATCGACTTTAGAAAGCAGCGCGGCAACGCTTACGCATATTATGCCATTGTCACCTTTAAGGATGGCACTAAAAAATGCGAAGTGATGAACAAAGAGGAAATAGACGCCATCAAAGAACGCTCATCGGCTTGGAAAGCGTGGCTCAAATACAAAAAAGAGTGCCCGTGGAATACCGATTATGATGAAATGGCCAAAAAGACGGTTTTCAAGCGCTTGTCAAAATGGATCCCGCAATCGCCGGAGCTTCGTCAGGCCATTGATATTGATGATGAAGATTATCGTCCGGCAAAACCGTCAATTCCTTTGGATATAGATGACGCAACCCGTTATCAGGCCATTGACCTCGAACCGGAAACAGAAACGCCGGCACTTGAAGCAACACCGGAGCCGGCAGAAGAAAAGCAACCGGAAAAATCCATCGAGCAGCAAGAGGATGCACTTGAGGCAGCCTTAGAACAACAATGGCAAGACAGTATGCCGGTATAAACTAACAACGGGGCGGTTTTTTACTCCATAGATTGAGCCGCCCCACCTCAAAAGGAAAAGATGATGAAATTTCAAATAACAATAGGCATCTGTAACGATACATCAAATCTTCATATCCAAGCGGATAGCATGGAAGAGGCTCTCGATAAGGCAAAAAAGCTCTTTCAAATGACTAACTCCACCGGTGAATGTATGAATGTTTCGGTCTTCAAAGAAGCAGAAAATGAAGCAAAATATATAAGAAAAGAGAAAAAATATGAAATTTGAAGTGTCGCGCAGTATAGATAATGTTACCGGAGGCCTGATTGGCATGGCGATTATTGCCAGAATGGGCTTTGACTGGTTTGTCGTAAATAATGAATATTCGGTTTTGGTGTCAAAAGATCATGTCAGTGTAAAAAACTTTGGCGGTAAAAAGGTCACAAAGGCAATAATTAAAAAAATCGCCGAATATATGAAATATAGCCAATACCACACCGAGGGCAATAGTTGCGTGTATATTTTTGACGATAGCAAAAAAGGAAAAAAACATGGTAACACTGACCGAGCAAATTAAGGGCGTCCGGCGCGAAATTGACTACCGCAAAAGGTTATATCCGCGCTGGGTACAAGACGGAAAAATGACGCAGCAAGAAGCAAATTATCAAATTGAGCTCATGGAGTACGTTTTGAACACACTTCACGCCGTGTTGACCTTTGAGCGTGATTATATCTCTAAAAACCAAAAACTTTTTGAATAGGAAGCATAAAAATGGGTGATATGGCAGAAGATTTCAAAGAATTGTCTGAGATAAGACAAAAACAACGCGAAAAACGGGCTGAAAAATGGGTGCCGATTTTACAGGAAAAAGGCGCAAAGGAATTGACTTGCGGTGTTTATCGGCTTGGTGATTGGGATTTTTACCCATATAAAGGCGGCGCACGAAACTTCAAAACAGGCAAACGCGCGCCTATTGGCAGAATTTTGGAAACAATATCATGATGACTACGAGTAAAGAAAAAACACCTTGGATTGGCGATATTTGGCTGGATAAAAACGGCAGAAAACTGTTTTTATTCCAAGTGACGGAAAAATATTTGCATTTTTTAAGAATGAAATGCCGTTATCCGGAAAACCTGCAACGTGTTGCGTTGGTAACGTATGTCAGAGCCTATTTTTCTTGTCAAGAATTCACCTACATTGGCAAGTCAAAATGCAGCATTACCGATATATTTGAGACAGAAGACAATCCGCACGGCTTATATTGCAACACATGCGGCAAAAGTGTTTTTGATGATCCGCTGGATTATTACATGCTGAAAGATAAGGTCTGGAAAGAAATTTGCGACAAAGGAATATTAAGTCCGCATCGTATTATTTGCAAAAAATGCGGTGAAAAGTTTTTAGGCCGGAAATTTACTCCGGAAGACATGACCGATGCGCCGGTAAATTACTTTTACAATGACGATGGCACAAGAATATTGAAAATATTGAAAGGACAAGAAAATGAAAGCAGAAATTTGGATTGAGGCAAAACATCAATATGCTCCGTATGAATTGCCGGAGGGCGCAAGCTGCTATGAGGATGACATGGAAAAGGAAGTTGCCTGCTGTATATGCGGCAAAAAGTTTAAATTCGGCGATATGTTCACATCGCGCCATGTCCACACAAAAAACGGTTTTGGTTATGCGGAATGCGAGGGCTGCTATTTCGGGAAACACGAGGTGAAAAATGACTGAAACATTGCAAAAAACCGAAAATGTTGCAGAAAACATTGCAAATAAAAAATTGCAACTTCTTGAGCAAGTGTCAGCCTTTGAGCTGCGCGATCAGCTTCAAATCAAAGACATGCGGATCAGCAAGCTGAAAGAAAAGAACGCCGAACTCAAAAAACTATTGAAGAAACTTTTTGAAAATGCAGATGTTTCTTATTGCGATGAAGATTTATTAACCAAAATAGATGAGGTGTTGAAATGTGGAAACGTTTTATAAATTGGTATTCGTGGCACGGTCTTCAAATTGTAACCGGTAAAAAGATTTTCGAAAAACTGGCCAGATGTCAAGCCGATTGCAAAAAATTGGATGATCATTTTAATTGGATGGCTATTCGTCCGGTAGTGTTCAGTTTGGAAGAATTGAAGAAAAACACATGGGATATTGACCGCGTTGAGCAAATTCAGAAATGGCTAAAAGACAATTTTGAGGTGAAAGATGAGTAAATCAATCGGAAGATTATACGGTGGCTATGCCTCTCAAGATGATTTCAATAAATTTATTGAAGAAAATTACGATACCTCGCAATCACCTCGCAATGCCTCGCAAAAGGGGGATTTAACCTCGCAATGGCACAAAGGCGAGCTACCAAACGATGAATATTATGTCGTAAATAAGTATAATGTGATAGAGAAAGTCAGATATTGCAAAGAATTCAAGGGATTTTGCGATAATGAAAAAGATCTTGTGAAAGAAGTACTTGCCGAAGTGCCGGATTATGTTGACTGGCGAAACATGGTCAATTGTGCTTGCGAAGAACATGAAGCAAACAAATCTTTGATTGAAGAAAATGACAATCTCAAAAAAATCATCGGATACATGATTGATGAACTTGTCGATAGAAAAAACGGCGCTTCGCTTGTCGATTACTTTAGTCATGATCTTATTGATGAAATAATGGAGGCCTTAAAATGTTAAAGCGTTTGTTATGTTTATTGGGTTTGCACGATTATATAAATGAGCTTTCAGGGCATGAAATACGCTACGAAACCCCCAAAACCATTTATTTAGGGGCCATAATAACCAAAAGGGAAATATGCCGAACTTGCGGCAAATATAAGGAATTAAAACAAGATGACTGAACCGATAGTATTAAAACTTGTGCTGACCGACCATTGGTTTGAAGAAATTAAATCCGGACGCAAAACGCATGAATACCGGATTGAAACACCATACTGGCGCAAGCGAATTGTTCAAAACGGCTTTTTTCATAGCTTTGATTATGTGCAATTCCAAAAGGCATATCGCAAAAATCCGGAAAGAATGACTTTCAAAATAAAACAAATAAGCATTATTAACGGGCTGAATACCGATCTGCATATTGATACCGATGTTTTTGACATTGAACTTGGGGAGCGTGTGGCATGACTTATGAAGTATGGATAAAGGGCGAAAAGGTCAAAGAATACCGGCACAAAAGGCAGGCCGTCATCTATTTGGTCATAAAAGGACTTGTTTACGGCAATTATTTCAAAGGATACTGGATTGATCCAGATGCTCAAATTCGGGAGGTGAAACATGAAAACTGAAGAATGGCTCAACGGCGAGCAAATGAAAAAAGAATTTGGTTTAAAATCAAAATCCGGTGATTATCGGACCTTGAATGCAATGGTAAAACGCGGCACCCTTGATATTAAGAATTTATCAAAACGCGTAAAACTTTACCGGATTAAACAAGATTTTAACCCTGCAAACAATAATATAGCAACAGACTTGGATTTTTGTTTTTAACATGCGCATACCTTATTTGACATATAAACGGCTTGCAAACGGTGAAACGGCATATTATTTCAATATTCCGGCTCGCCTGATCCCTGCAGGCTGCCTTGTAAAATCTCAGCCATTAGGCACGGATTACATCAAGGCATGTCAAAAAGCGCTTGAATTATATGAAAAACTCAAGGCCTATAAAAAGATTGAAGAAAACATTGAAACCAAATCTTTCGGCTTTTTATGGTCTCTATACATTCAAAGCCGGTTTTATATAGAGTTATCCGAGCGCACAAAAAAGGATTATTCACGGGTTTATGATTTAATCTGCCAAAAAGAGAATAAATCCGGCCAAAAATTAAAAGACATTCCGCTTGATTTATTTGACAGCGACTCCGCTTATAAACTTTATCAGCGATTTATTGAAAGTTATCGTGAACGCTGGGCCAAGTATTGTATTTCTATTTTGCGCCTTGTTTACAATTTCGGCATGCGTAAAGAAATATTGACGCGGCAAAATCCTTTTGAAAATATGCGCATCAAAAATGTGCGGCCTAAAAAACGCTTTATTCCGGCAGAACACATCCAAGCCTTAATTGAAAAAGCCAATGAATTAGATCTCAGAAATGCCGCGCTTGCGATTGCTCTTAATTTTTACATTTGCCAGCGTCCGGCAGATGTGCTGAAACTCCGCAAAAAAGACCTTTATCAAAAAGACGGATATTACTTTTTTAATATCGTTCAAAATAAAACCGGTGCCAATGTCCATGTGCCTGTGCCGCCTGAATTGCTTGATGAAATTCTTAACAAAACCGATTATATTATCTGCAATAAGCATGGGAAGCCGTACGATGTCAATGTTTTTGGCCATATCTTCAAAAAAATCAATGATGCATGCGGCTTTGATTATACTTTCCGACTTTTACGCCATGCCGGCAGCACTGCATACGCTGAGGCTGGCGTCAATACATCTGCCGTGATTTCATTGACCGGACACACCAACGAGCAGATCTTCAATCAGGTTTATAAAGGCAATTCCGAACAGCTCAGTTTGCACGCTTTGCAGCAGCGCCTTGAAGCCGAAAAACGTTCAAATAATGTTCCTTTTAAAAGTCAAAAAGTCAGAATGACACCAGAAAAAAAGTCAGAATGTTAAACATTTTTTAAGTATTTTCAAGTATTTATTACACTATGTTTGCGGATTCTGACTCCGTCAATATTGGTTCGAGTCCAGTTGAAGCAGCCACTTGATTTTTCAATGACTTAGCGCAGAAATGCGCTATTTTTTATTCTGACTTTTTAAACAAAATGCACTCACACAAAATCAAATACTTAGCATGGCCAATCAGAATAAAGTCAGAATGAATTTGTGCATAATTTTAGCCGATTCTCTAAGCCTGTTTTTTTGCCCCTACAAACGCATTTTTATTTTTTATGGATAATCTTCCGATTTTTTAAAATATGTCGCTCACTGGTCACCAGAGGCGGAAGCGTACACATTATCATAATATCCAAACTTGTATTTTCGCACCGTCTTTGAGACAACGCTCATATCGCACCCCAATTTTGTGGCAATATCAAAATTGCTTAATCCTTGTAAATGCAGGTCTAAGACTTTCTTTTGCAACGTGGTCAAAGGATGCACTTCCTTTTTGTTGGCCTTGATTATGATTTCTTTGTCTGAAATAGTGACTTTCAATATGGCAAGATTTATTGCTGTTTTCCGTGTTTCCGGTGAAACCTCTTTGTCTTTCAAAATTCTGTTGATAACGCTTAAATACCGGCGTTTTGTTAAAAACAGATTGTCAAGGTCAAAATTTTCTCGGTTTCCATCCAAAAAAATCAGGACTTCATCCGGTTTTATCGGATCATGCTCTTTTTCCCAGATTATATGATGCTTTGGCTTGGCGCCGGTCTCTGTCCGGACGACAATATATCCCTGAGCGCCTCTTTTGAATTCCGTGCCAACCGGCAAGGCGGACCATGTCGGTTTGTTTTTTTTCTTGTATCCGCCTTTAACGTATTTCTGCTGCCATTCCCAAACGCGGCTATATTTTAGGTTTAAGCCGAATGTCTTATTGATCAGCCGGCACAAATCCGGCGCTTTCATGTCCGGATGCTGCTTAACAAACTCATATACTTCCGGTTGAAAATGAAGCATTATTCTTTATTCCTTGCTTATATATCCGGCAACATTAGACTTGCCAAGTTGCTGCGTCATGATTTCTTTTTTCATTTCCAACGTTTCACCGGCAATATATTGGCTCGCCAGCAAGGCCATAGCTTTTGAGCGCTCAATTTCACTGTTTAACACTTCATCTTTTACTTCTTTGTTGTTTGAAATAAGCTCAATCTGTTTATAAAGCAATTCATTTATTTTAGACATTTGTGTTTGTGACATTTTTTAACATTCCTTTGAAACATTGTTTGTGAAAATTTTTAATTGTAGAAGAAAAACCGCAATTCGGAATATGCAGCATTTCATTGATCTTTTTGCGCTTCCGTTTGAATATTTTTAAAATCAGCTCATTACATTTGGCGATGTCTGCCACTGTCTCGCGCATTTCATCTGTTACCGGACTTTTCCGAACACCAAATTGCTCAACGGTGCTTTCGTCAACGATCTCAAAATCAATTAAATTGCCATCCTTATCGCGGCTGTTTGTTTGTTTACGAATTATATGATGCTTTAGCTCACCTCCAAAAATACGCTTTCCAGCCATTACAACAATTCTTTTTAAGTCTTCATCATCCTGATTTTCCCAAATCATTAAGGCAATCTCTTGTTTAACATCATCATACAACTGATTGTGTTTCAGATGCTCAACCATTTTATAACAGATTGCCAGCTTTTCATCAAAAGTCATATTATGCAGCCATTTTGAAGCCGTCCAGATGCTTAACGGCTTTTTCTTCCGTGAAGCATTTACGGCTGTAAAATTCTTCTTTTTTACCTTTGTTAAAGCTCTCAACAGGGCGGTGGTATCCCATTACCCGTGTCCAAATCTCGCATCTTGTGCGCTCTTTATCTTCAAGTTTAATCTCGTTCATTGCTTTGTCCTTTCATGATGAATTGATGCTGTCTGATGTGTTCGGCAACACCATAGTTTTCAATGCAGCGATAACGCGGTTTTATGTTCAATTCCCTCAATTCTGCCGTTAAATTGCCGATAAACTCGCCAAGTTCTATGCCTCGCTCGGCATTAAAGGTCAATGAACATTTCGGCCTTGGCATATATCCGCCCCATGCGCCGTCAACTTTCATCACATAAATTTCTCGTTCTTTAAGCCTCTCATATCTTTCCACATCTCGCTCTTGCTCTTCTGCCGGATAATCCGGAAAATCATGTCGTTGCTGTTTCATTTTGTGTGTCATCCCTTTTTACCGAATTTACACAGAATCAATATAATGTGTTGATATTACGCAATAAATTTGTGTCATTGCTATTTGACGGAATCAGTATCACAAATCAGCGGAAAATGTGAAAAAATCACATAATCCGCCGATTTTTTACCGTTATTTCGCTTTTTTCAGCTTTTCTGCGTCTGTATCAGTATAAGCCGTTGAGAAATAATCCATAACTTTGACGATCTTTCCCCAAAAAGAAGAACTTTTATTCGATGGGAAAAGCTTAATAACTGCCGTGCAGAATGCCACCGCGCAACCATAAACGGCAGCGATGTCCTCTTTGTGTGCTGTAACCCATGCATATAATTCAACTATTGACATTTTTACCTCCGTAAAATTACATTAAACCCCAACCGATAACCAATCCGGCCAACAATTCCGCCCAGTTTGTCGGACTTTCAGCCATTTTAATTTTCGGAAATTGAACCCAGAAACACGCGTTATATATAAACGGAATGCAGAAACCACACACGGCAAAATTCCATCCAACAAACGCGGCCACCGGTAAAGACCATAAAAAATAACGTATCATCAGGCCGACAAAGCAGTATTGTTTTGAACGTTCGGCAAATCCGAGCCATTTATTGACCGGTTTCACGATCCAATTCATTGCCGGTTTTCTGCCTTTGGCCATTTCATCATCAATATATTTGTCGCTTTCGGTGCCACATTTGAAATAATACCAATGACCGCAACACCAGAAAATGTACACCAAAACCGCTATAATCAGCGCAATATACCAAACTTTAGATTTTGCGAAAAACTCCCATAAAAACACCGCTACAATGCAAAAAATCATTTGAATGCCGCGTTGTTCTAAAAAATCAATTTTGCTGTCATAACCGCCAAAAAACCGCCGCCATATACTAAAAAATATCCCCATTAAACCAACCTTTCACAAAACTCCCTGATCTTTCCAACTCTATCAACCCAGCCATTTCTATATTTTCTGTATTTCGGCTTGTTTGATAACCAAATAACGAACTCAAGCCGCCTGTTCATGTAGTTTTCCAAAACCTTTGCAGGTGGCAATCTGTTGGCCGCACCGACTGTCTGATTGCCGATTTTGCCGTCAATCACAACATACAAGCATTTTTGCAGGTCCTTAATTGCACGCGGCACACCGCTGTTTACGGCATAATCAAAAACAGCAATGCTCAGCGGATCCGGTAAAAAATCACACTTGCTTTTATCCCAATACATTGTTTTGAATAAATACTCGGCACGTTCTTTCGTCAGATTTTCAATATCTTCATGCGGAAAAGCCGCTGCCGAAATTCCGTATTTGGTGCCTTTTAACTCACCTTTGCCAATATCGCCACCGGTCCAATTGCCTTTATCGTCCGGATCGTTTTGAAAACTGCCCTCAATTTTGAGTGTCAGCTTCTTTGCCGTTTCCCACACCAATGCTGTCATTTTCTACCTGCCTTTTTGGTTTTCAATTCATCAATTATCAAATCGCGCAGGTCGTCAATTTTGCTTTCCATCCGCAAAATAGCCTCATTTGTGGCATAGTTTTTGGCTTCTTCCGCAACTTTCAGCTTAAAGGCCGCCATATCGCGCTCAACGCAACCGATTTTATAAACCAACCAAACAAACGCAGGCACACATATTATTTCTAAAAATTGTAACCAATCCATTGTTTGAACACTCCCATTTTTTCTGATTTAAGTATATCCCATGACGGATTCGCGTGTCAAAAAACGGGCAAAAAAAAGAGAGAGATGAAATAAAGCCATCCATCTCTCTCTTATCAGTGCGGTGTAATAAAGACGCGGCCTGTCTTTATTACATTTATATTTATAAGATAATCAGCAAGCCGTTGTCAAATTACTGATTACTTTTCAAATAACGAGCCATTGCTTCGCGCTGCTTTTTCTCGTTCTCATTTTGGTTTTGCAACTCTGTCAAGAAACTGCGCAAACTTATATTTCCGTATTTTCTTGCTTTATCCAGCAATCTTTGCTGTGCTGTCACACCGTTGGCAATATTCCGGCCCAAATTCCTACGAGCAGAACGCATTGCCGCCTTTCCGCCCAAAGCGCCAGCGGTTATGACTGCGGCTGTCGGGTTAAAATATCCGGCTGTCAAACCTGCTGCAACTGCCGGACTGGTGAAACCGCTCCAGAATGGCGAAGTGACAGCGGTCGAGCCGCCGACAGAGGTCAAACCTTTTTTCAATCTACTTTCAAAAATACCCTGCGTTGTCTCTGCGGTGGCGTATTCTTTATTGACATCACGGAAACCGGCAAATTCATCGTCCATCAATGTTTTGAGGTCATTTTCGGCACGTTCAAATGCTTTTTTCTTAGACGCGCCAACAGTGATATTTTTACCGGCATCATATCTGAGTGCCTGTTTGAGCATGTCAAATTCTTTCAGACTACCACGCTCAACACCGTCAAAGGCTCGCGGATCAAGTTCACGCATTTCATCAATCATATTTTTAGCAATAGGGTGTTGCTCATAAAAATCATTGACTTTTTCAGCGGATAACTTTTTATTGCCGTTCTTGGCCATAAATGAACCGTAACTTTTTTCAGCTGCTGCCAATTCCGGCGTTTTGATAAGATTTTCAAGGTTTGTATTATACCAGCCATTTTTACGATGTTCTAGTGCATCGCTGAGAATTTGCGCACGTTCTGACAAATCATCAGCACCGGCCAAAACAGCGTTGCGCATTTTGCGGCGTTTTGTTTCATCAGCCAAAGCCTCAACAAATGCCCGTTTTTCATTCACGCCAACCTCATTTCTATTGGCGACTGCGCTTTTTTCCGGCTGCCAAATATTTTGAAGTTTATTTTTTCCGGCATTAACGGCATTTTGAAGCCGACTAACAACATTTTGTAGGCTGTTTGGCGCTTCATATCCGCCGTAATAATTCGGATCATATTGCATATAAACCACATCCGGCTCACCCAGATTGAAGTTGCGCATCTTGGATTTATTCCAATTGTCAGGCGCATATTCAGGGTTCCAAGCATCTCTTGACGCCACTTTGAAACCGTGTCTTGAATAGATTTCCGGCAAAAACGTGTCATAAGCGTCCAATTTTTTACCACCGGCAGATGTTGCCGCTTGCATAATTGAATCCGCTGCGCCTCTCGGCCCGTTATTACTGAACACCGAAACAACATCGCCATCGTCTTTGATTGCAAAGCCAACCTTGCCATCATCGGTCAAAAATGTGCGCATTTTCGCATATTCTTCCGGCGTATATTGCCAAACTTGCTCACCGGTATATCCTGCCGATTTTTTAAAATCACTCATCGCCTGCGAAAAACGTTTACCATTTTCCGCGCTTGGCGCATATTCATTAAAAGTTAAAGGATTTTCTAAAGTCTCGGAAAGTTTATCATTCGGGCGCAATCTTTTTACGCTTTGTTGCGCTTCATTTCCAAGTCTATTTCCCTCAGATCCTGCAGATACTCGTCCATAAAGGCCATCTGTGTCATACACATATCCTGATGTCTGATTTTCTTGGCTATTTCTTCGGGCGTCAAAGATTTTTTCAGCTCTCTGAGCTTGCCGAGATAACCTTTGACTTTCTTGATTAAGCACATCATCAATTGTTTTTCCTTTTCCTGTTACTTTATTCAAAGTGTTCTTAAATATACCAGAATCCGGATCATTTGTCAACTGATTTAATTGATATTTTGACTTAATAATTTGTTTAGCTGGCGCAATGCTTTGCGCTGCCTTACTCCCGATAGAATAGATCGGTGCCGTTGCCATACCGCCGGCCATATCAGTCAAAAAGCGCCCCCATTGGCCTTTTGGATTAACTGTACCGGTCATGAATGCGCTACCTAAAGCACCGGTTTCCGCCAAAGGCATGCCACCCTCAGCCATTGCTTTGATAACATTACCGGTTAAACCGGTTCCACCAATTCCGGCTTCTGCTGCGCCACCCAAAGCGGCAGCAATTGCCGCGGCATCATATCCATATTGTCCGGCCAGTTCCGTAATTCTTTCCGCAGCGTTCCGCGCTTCCAGCGGCTTTGTATCCATGCCGGCAGCTCTCGCAATATATCCTGCCGGATTTAACCCTGCATTTGATATTCCCTGCAATGCAAAACCGGCTTGCCGTGCATAAGGATTAGTCACCATAAATTCAGCGACTTTGTCACCGGTGGTTGTCGGTTTGACCTGTTCGCGCCATTCTTTTGCAGCTTTGGCCGCTTGTTCTTTTTGCTCCGGTGTCATCTTCAAAACCGGATTTTGTGGCTGCTGAGGTTGATTTTGCCGGCGTTTATATTCCGCCCATGCTTCTTGTTTTTCAATTGGCAGCTGATTTAATAGACCGCGCCGCTCGATTTCTTCATATCTCGCAATTTTTTCTGAATAATCCATTTTACAGACCTTTCATCAAATCATCGTTAGATACTTTAGACCAGTCTTTTTCATATCCACCGCCTTGCTGCGGCATTACAGACATTACTGTCGGCATTGCATCAAGTTTGTTTTCAATGTTTTGCATTGCTTGAAGTGCACCGAGCAAGCGTTGCTTGCCTTTGCCAAGCTGCAGACCTTTGGCAGCCTGTCTGATTTCAGCAATGGTGTTGATGCCGCTCTGACCTTTAGAACGTGCCTTTGCAATCAAATCATCTTCAATTGAGCCGATTGTGCGCTCCAAATATCCGTATTGCTCGTTTTCTTCCGGTGTTAGGCCATACTCGCCGCTTGAAACGGTGCCAACCATAGATGACAAACCGGTATATGGCATAAATAAATTGTCATCCAACGAATTAACCAAGCCGATCGCATTATCAAGCGTTTGCTGTTGTTTTTGATTTTCAAAAGCGTTTTGACGGTCTGTTGCTTCTTGCTTGGCTGCCTCTTTACCGCGCTGGCCCTGATACGATTTCTCATAAATGTTTTCCGGATTTTGCGACAAATAATTCAACCGAGCCAATGCAATTGCTTTGTCTTCATCCGGCAAATTATCCCACACTTCCGGATTGTTTTTAATACCAAGCAAATTGATAAACTCATTTTTGCTGCCAAACGGATTGCCGCCCTGATTGGCCTTATATTGCGCGGTGGCCATGGCATTTTTATGTCTCAACATAGCCATTGAGCGCTCAAATTGCTCTTTGCGAGCCATGTCTTCAAGCTCCCACTGCCGTTTTTGCTGTTCTTTGGCCAGATTGTCATAATATGCACCGGCTTCCAGTGCACCCATGGCATCAATTCTGGCGGCATCTTCCGGATGCGCTTCTTTTAACGCTGCCGAATATGCGCCGAGTTTTGCCTGCTCAGCATCATAGGCCTTTTTGTCGTTGAGCGCATTGATACCCTGTGCCAGCATCAATCCCCAGTTATTCCCATTTTGCGGAATTGCTGCCCTTTGCAATGCACCAAAGCCAATACGGGCGCTCGTTCCTGCATAATCTTTGTTTAACATCTTACTTACTCCCGTTAGTCTTATATTTGCTCAACACATCAGCCCAACTTGAATAATTGATGCCGTTGTTTGAATAAGGATTGCTGTTATATCCGCTATAACCGCCGGCTGCTGCGCCTGCTGCGGCGGCATAAGGATTTCCGGTCATAGCTCCGGCAATTCCGCCCTGAATGGCACCGGTCAAAGCACCGGTCCAACCGCCTTTTGCGTTGGCCAAAGCATTTTGATAATCAACGGCAGCCTTTCCGGCATCAACCGAAAAGATGTTTTGTTGGTTTTCGTAGCTTGACGGCGAGCCGCTCATAGCATTAAATATTTGTTGCATCAATCCCTGCTGAGCATTATTTGATGCCAACTGCGCATTTTCAAGCGCCGACAAAGAGCTGTTTCCGAAATTACCGGCGGCAATTGCATCATTCAAAGATTGAGAATAGGCATTTTGGCCATTCAAAACGCTCTGATATGCTGCCTGATTTATGGCCTGATTTTTGGCATTTTCATAGTCAGTCATTGCACGTTGATACGCTTCCGATCCAACCGGCAAACCCTTATTGATTAAACTTGTTTCCAAATCGCTCTTTTCTTGCTCAAATTGCGGCTGCAAATAATTCATAACTGAATTGAATGTCGCTTCTTCTGCTCTCTGACGCGCTTCATCGCTCGCCTCAACGCTCAGCGTCCAATCTTCCGGATTAACTTCCGGCAAATACCAGTTTGAATTGTTCATCAAGTTTTTGCTTTGGTTTAATGCATAACTTGTCAAATTCCCCAATGTATTATCAACATTTGAAGTGTCAACGCTCTTCAAATAGGCCGAATAGTTCTTATATGGGGTTGTATCCTGTTTTGGTTTCTTACTCTTACTCATAGATATCTACACTCCTGCTTCAACATTCCTAAAACATAGCAATCTGTGCCATTTTCTCTATATTGCCGAAGTAAGCCCTCTTTTTTGAACCCAAGCCGCTCGCATAGGCTGAGGCTCGCGTGGTTATCTTTGCTTATAAAGACATTGCACCGTCTGCAATTCATTAACTCAAAGACAATTTTAAACACATATTTAACGACTGATTTCGTGCACCACCGTTTATTTGTGCTATAAATCGTCAACCATACATCTAAATTATTACGCAAGTCATTCAATATAATACCTGCTATCAATATATTGCCAAGCCACACGCCAATTGTCAAATTTGCGCCATAATCCGCCACATCGTCACCCAGTCCATCACAAACCCACTTTAACACCCCGCCGGTGTCATCCGGTCTATAAGATACCACTTCCGATGTCATATCGCATTTGCGTGTCGTACCACTCAATTCTGTTTCCTCTTGTTTTGGTCTTAAATACAATGCTGATGCTTGAACCAACAGCCGAGTTTGCCACCCATTGACTATTGATCAAAACAGCATCATAGTTGTTACTCCATTTATAATTCGCATCAACTTCGGCGCTCAAATTACTCCATTTGGCCACACCCCACAAACTACCGCCAACCGAACCGATACTTGTCACATAATTAACATTTCGGCTTACAAAATCGGTGTTGGTATAAATAACCAATTGATATTTTGTTGAACACTTCGAGCGCGGATTGATTAAACTTACTCTTTTCAGCGCCGGCGTTCCCAAATTGGTATAAGCCTGTTCAATGGCGCCCTCAATCTCTGAGCCGTTGTCCGAATAACCGTCATCCATTTTGAAAATGGTGTCATCCGAGCCAAAATAAAGATCATCTTCAAACACACACCAAGAAAAGGCACGCAAACCGGTAAAGCGGCACCATGCACCCGTGTTGATGTTGATGACATGCTGCTCAAATTGCTGCGCTACTGGCACATTAAACAAAGCAAAGCCTTTTTTGCTGAAAATAATGCTTTGCCAGCCGAATTTCTTTTTAAACTGCGTTGTTCTGTCAGATACCAGCTCTCGAATGGTATCACTGAAAATATTGCTTGTTTCGCCGGTATTGCTCACGCTGAGCATTTTGGCCAATGGCATATATCCATCCTCAGTGATCACAACGATATCGCCCTGATATTTCATGGTGCAACGGTATCCGATCGGCTTAGCGATGTGATAACTTCCTTTTAAGGTCCAATCAGAGGCATCGCTCGGATTGCTTCCGGAATAAATCAAAACTTCACCCTCAGAGGTGATAAATATTGTCAAATCATCAATACCCTGACCGCCGTCAAGCGTCCAGTTTGCCACCGCCACCAATTCGCCGCCCAATTTTGATATTTGCGACAAATCAAGCGAATTTAAGGTGCCGGAAATGTTGCCGGCTCCACCGTACCAAACTTTTAAGGTGTTTTTTTCAACAAACCAAAGGCGCTCTTTGCTGACAGCTCCGGCAATGATGCGTGTTGCGGTCAATCCGGTGCCGCTGAAACCCCAATCGGCAATATATTCATCGCCATTGTCATCAATATAATAGGCTTTTGGCGTGTCCGCTCCATTCATAAAATACAAATAATTTTTATATTGTATTGTCTGGCATTCATTATTTGTCAGTGTAATTCCGGCGTATGCCGTGCCTGCAGATGTTGAAGCATTATAAATCTTGGTTTCATATACGGCAAGCATCCGGTTGTAATTCGGTTTTTTATAGGCGACCAACGTTCTGACGCCGCCGGCGCTTCCGCTCATTGCTTTATGCACAACATAACCATTGCGCAGCATAACCGATGAACCCAGCGGAAAATAATTATCCATTTTAATGGCATATTGTGCGCCCATGGCACTTATGGCATCACGGGCATTCAAACCTCCGACCGGCGCAGGAATGATCACATCATGACTTCTATTGCCTCTATTGACAGCTCTTATAGACGATAACATTTGCAACCTCCGCGCAATCATCAAGCACCGGTCCGGCCAAATTGATGTCTCTTGTGGCCAAACTTTCGCCGAACCGCTTTTTTAATTCCTTTTCATATTCATTGTATTCTTCGGTATAATCCAAGCCGGTACGCTTGAGCCAGCGCCACAAAATACCGAGTTTTACCAGATATTCATCAAAAATTGGCACATCATCATTGGCAGTTAAAGCGCTTTTTTCCGTAAAAGTATTATAATCCCAAACAATACCATTTGAGCGATACTGAAAAATAAATTTATAGCAATGCGGTGGATTTAAGAACCGGATTACATTATTTTGGATTTTAAATTTGATATCCAAGCTCGGACAATTAAACATTTTTTCGCGTGTCCACTGCTCAGGCGTTATTGCTCCGATAACTCTTTCGCTATTGTCTTTGATGTAAATTGTATTTGGCAGCAAACAATAAAAATCCGGCACAAAATTATCAATAGGATAGTTTGAATTTCCGCAGGCTGTCCAAAACTCGGCTTCTTTGGTTAATTCCTGCCAATTACCATAACGCAACAAACTTTCAAGCTCCGATTTTGCTACACTGAGCCAAATTTGACTGTTTAAATCCTCATTTGCAAATAAATCTGTCGGTCTTTGCACGGCTGCCAAATCCGCCACCTCACGACATATTTCAAGAATTGTTTTCATAAGCACCTCCTAAGCTTGGTCAATATAAATGACTTTTACATATCCGGCATTTCCGGCAACTTCCACATTTGCGGAATCTTTATGTGCACCGGCATAACCGCCTTTTCCATGTGAGCCATATACAGCAGCACCGCCCGATGCGGTGGCATCATACGTTCCGGATGCTGTACTACCTTTGTTTCCAGCGGTGTTTAATGTTGTTGATGTCCTTGTGTATGTCAGTGTCGGTGCACTTCCTGCTGATCCTCCGGTTTTTCCGCCGTCACTCTCAACGCTTCCACCGCCGCCGCCATAAGCATACGATGAACCAAATCTCGAATTTCCACCGGTTCCGCCGGTTTGATTACTATAACTCATGCCGCCATTTTTCGCATGGCTTGCACCACCTGAGCCAACCGCAACCGCATAATTGCCTGCCGACAAATTAAAAACGCAATTAAAGCCGGAGCCCGAACCGCCACCGGCAGAAATAGCGCCACCTTGCATTGATCTATAACTCGCTGCACCGCCGCCACCGCCGCCAATACAAATCACCTGATATAAACCCTCCGGCAAGCTCAAAGTTGTTGATGCGCCACCGGTTGAGCTTTCATAAACAACCGTGTTAGGCTCATACGGGTGCAAATTCCACACCAGAGTTGAGCCCTGATAAACACGCTTTATTCTATTTGAACCGGCATATATCCTTTTAATCAAATTTGAGCCGTGATAACACTTTTCAACCATAATTAACCCTTTACAAAATAAAATGTGTTTGCATTTGGTGATGCCGGCAAAGAATTAACCACAACAAATTTGTTGTTTACATAAGCCGTTGACGCTGATTTCGTTGAATTATCCGAATTTGCTACTGTCGGCACAACCGGACTTGATGAAAATGTCTTTGTATCGGCAATTGTTTGGTTGCCGCTCAGTTTAACGCAGGCGCCCGAAAGCGTTTCAAGCTGGCCTTTATTAACGGCGTCACCGTTTGCCGAGCCGTCTGTCACATTTTGGATTTTATGGCTTGCCATATTCAAAGCGCCGGTCATAGCAGATGAACCGCTACGCAATACAGCATTACTCAAACCACCGGCCACATCATTAAAATTTGCGTCCATTTTAGCACTATCAATAGAGATGTTGTTAATTCTGTCCTGTTCAAAACTGTTTATGATTGTAAAAGTTCCAGATCCATCGTATGGCATTGTTTACCCTCCCAAAGTATTATTTTCTGCTTGCATTTTAGCACTGCAACATTCCGGCTGTCAAAAAACGGCATAAAACAATGGCGGCAGAAAAAATCTGCCACCACTGCCAAGGAAAAAAATATGAAAAAACAAAATATAATGATATGTTACTCCCCATCAGCCTCTTTTGTCGTCTTTGTTGCCTTTTTTGCCGCTCTCAAATCCTTAATCTGCTCTTTCAGATCTGTAATTTCGTCTTTTAAGCTTTCAATTTCTTCAAGATACTCTTTTTCTTTTTTCTCAAATTCATCAATGATTTTGTTGTTTTTGTTCATGGCCAAAAATTTCTTGGCTGCTTCACATTCGTTGTTTAAGTTGAGCATATTTATCTGGTCTTCTGGCATTTCCACCAATTTTTCAATAGTGTAAACGCCGCAAAACTTGCACGCTTCAATCTGCTCTGCGCTCAAAAAAGCAAATTGATTGATCGGCGTGCCTCCGGTTTGTATTTCTTTTTTACCCATCATATAACGGTTATATTCAATGGCAAAGCGCTGTTTATATTCGTTCCCTGCCGGCTGGTCAAATACATCCGAATTGTCTTTTGTTCTTATTCTGACATAGGTCCGTGTCTTAAACACCGGCAGCCCTTTGTCGTTTACTTCGTCAGATTTTATCACTTTGTCATAAAACTCGGCAACAACTCCGCTTTCCGAACATCTATTGTTGTTAAAAGTTTGTTGAAACATACCATATTCATTCATTTTATATTATCCTTTCCTTTAAAAAAAGGGCAGTGCAGGTCATACACTGCCCCGAATATACTAGCTGCTTGAGCCAGTGTCAGCATTGACAAGAACACCTTGCAAGCTGGCATTACTTGTGGTCAAGTTTCCGGCCCAGCCAACCAAACGATACAAAGCATCTTGATTGACTGCCATTCTATCACCATTGATTACTTTCATATCGCGATCCTTATGGGTGCGCAGATAAATATAATCAGTGTTCAAGAAATACATGTGGCCCTCAGGGCAAGCACCGCCTTGGCCGCCGTCAAAAATAACGTCAGCGCCTTTATATTTCAACGATACGAAGCCGGCATTTGCTACATCCGGATTGGTGAAACGTTGAAGATCAGACAGGCTTTCATTATACAATGAATACATATCATTGTCAGCCACAATCAAATCCGGCTTATCAACACCGCGGCAGCATTTCAAATAAAGAGCATCCATTTCTTTGCGGATTGTATCTTTAGTCAATGCCGTGTCCATAACTTTGGACTGGTTGCGCCAGAATGCATTGCCGGAGGTTGCACGATTGATGTTGCCAACTGTGCCGGTTGTCGGATCATCAGCAACAAGCAATTTCAAACCACCGATTTCTTTACCGGATGAACCGGTACCGTCAGAATACAAAGCGGCAGAAAGTTTATTTTTCATGGTCTTAATGCCGTTCTTATAGCGTTTTTCAAACAAATCAAGAATTTGCTCTTTTCCGCTGTTCATCAACTGCTCTTCACCGGAAATAGCAATCGGCACTGCACATAATTTCATCGGATATTCTGCAGCGGTGAACAATTCTTTTGGTGAATAGTTAATGGCATCAAATCCATTGTACCAAACCAAATCACCCTCACCATATTCCAGTTCTTCCAGAATTTTGGTACCACCGGAAAACGGCTTCATTTTGCCTTTTTTATCAAGGCGGTTTAACAAAGCGATGTTCTTTGTTACGTTGTCTTTAAGCTCCCTCGAAAAATTCGCAAGCGTAGTCGTCAGAAGCGTATCATAATTAGAATTTGGACTTGTCATGTTAAATACTCCTTTTATTCAATACCCAATTCATCATACGTTTTTGCCAACGCCTCACGCAGTGTTAATTCTTTTTCAGGTGCAACGGCTTTTGACTGCGGTGTAAATCCGGCATCTTTTGCCTTTGCTGCTGCTTGAGCTCTTGCATCCAAATCAGCCTTGTTTTGAGCCTCAATCAGTTTTTTGCGGACATTTTCATCCGACCATACACATTGATTGTATGCTTCATCAAGTGATCTGCACGCGCCGCTATCCATCAAAACACCCATTCTTTCACGGACTTCGTTATAATACGGATATTTTGGATTGCCTGCAGCATCTTTTGCCGACAGAAAACTTGCAATTTCACGTTGCATCAGGGATTCCTGAAACATCTGATTTAATCTTTGCAATTGTCGCTCCTGAGCATTAACACGATACGTTAATTCATCGGCATTATTGTTTTGCGGCGCAACATTGTTTTCCCAGCCATAAATTTGCCCGATTTCCTTTTGAATTTCGGCAGGATTATAAAAAAGACCGTCATCAAGAAGCGCCAAAAAGTTTGCATATTGCTTTGGCGATGTAATTCCCATCTTTTTCAGTCTCTCTGCGCGACTGTTAAAGGCGTCATCAATAAATTTATAGCCGTTCAACTTATTGCCCAAATCAGAAAAACCTTTTTCTACCTGCTTTTCTCGGTTGATGATCTGCTTCCGAGCGTCAAGCGGCAGCTCTTTAAATTTTTCTTTCCATTCTTTCGCGTATGCTGCCGGAGCGTCCAGAAACTCATCAACTTCTGCAGGTGTTGACGGCGTCTGTTCTTCTGCACCATTCACTTCTTGCGTCTCGCTTTGTTTTTCAACCGAAGCAAGCTGCTGTTCCAATTCGTCTCTTAATTCCGACATTTTTTACTCCAAACTATTTTTTTGTAGGCTTGAACGAAGTTGAGAAAAGCCTCATCTTTTTCAGCCTTTTCCAAATTGTAGCGAATATTCTGCATGCATTGATCAGAATAATCACTCGCTACGGTTATATTAGCAGATTTCATATATTTTTCAAATTCTGCCAAACTGTCCACTTCACGCCCGTCAGGCAATTTGTAACTACTCATTAAGGCGCTCCCACTAATCCGGTTGAAATATTTTCATTGGTACTGCCTTTTACGGCCAATTCTGCCTCTTTGAGCGCAAATTGCCGATCCATTTCTTTGTTTGTCAGCAACAATTTCTCTTTATCCACTTGGTTTTTGAGCATTACCTCATTGCGCTTGATTGCGTTCTGTTCTTGCTTGATGGCCAAATCGTTGGCGTTCTTTTGTGCCTGCAGCTGGTTTCTAGCCATTTCATTCTTGGCTTTCAAAATATCCTCTTGCTGCTGTTCATCCGGCTCATCCGGTGCGGCCAACTCAATGCCGATCTTATTGAACACCTCATCAATTACCGGTTCAAATTGCCGTGTATTCGGCAGCGTTGAAACAACACTTTGTGTCAATTGCTTATAAAGCGGCAACAAACTCGGTTGAGCGCTCACAAATTCAAACGAACGCGCCACCAATTCATTGATGATTTTAACGGCCTCAAGCGTGGTTTCTTGTGTGTTATCCTGCTTAAATCCCGTGTCTGTTTCAATACCGATGCACAAATCACGCGTTTTATTTTCTCTTAACAGTATGATTGCATTCTGCTTGGTTTCATCGTCCGCATCATTATCCGCAAACCGGTACAATGTTTCATCCTGAAACAGCTCGCAAATCATTTCAGCCTTAATTTTCAGCAAATCGGTGATGAAGCGCTGCATGTCGTTTTGGCGGTCCTGATTTCTCAACGTGCCAAAATTGGTCTTTTTCATCACGGCGGTGGCGGTCTCGTTTGGATCACTGCTGCCGCGCATAATATCCGACACACCGGTGATTTCATAAATTGTTTGCGTCAATTGCGCCCTGCGTTCGGATAATCCTTGCAGCGCGTCAATATACTGGCCAATCGGCATAAAGTCCACAATTCCAGCAAGTCCGCCTTTTTCCTTTAATTTGGTAAAATCAGACACCGAAAGCAGCGTCACTTCCTTATCCAAAATGTTGGCCAACTCCGGAAAGCTGTTATCATAACATCCGGAAACCTTGAGCGCCTGCATTGTCAACCGCATCCGGTTGTTGACGCCGTCCAGCTCATCCAAAAGGCTCTTAATTTCCACATAATCCGGCACCGGAATGAGGCTGTCATTTGTCAGCGTGCTATAAATCGGTTTTGGCATCGGATAACCGCTCACCAAATCCGGCATTTCCTTAATTTTCAGAATTCTATCGTTAAAATCTTGGCAAATATACAAGACTTTTTTGCCGATTTTATCCCAAATTTCATAAACACGCGTGTTTTTGTTCTCTTCTTCTTTTTCAGGATCAATATACGCCTGCAAATCTTCACCGAATTGCGCCACAACTTCATGCTTTGTCATATTGACCACACGGGCCACCCATGTGCAATTTTCCCAAATACCGACCTTTTCACTATCGGCGATAAAATCCACCGGATCAATATACACGGTCTCAATTTTCTCACTGTCTAACAAATCAGCGGTTTTTCCGGTTTCATCAACCGCGATTTTCTTGAATGTCGGTGTGTATTTTTCAATCAAAACACCGCAACCGGACAATAAAAAGTCATTACGGGCATATTTTATGGCGCTATCAAAATCAAATTGTTCCAAATCCCATTCAAGCGCCTTTTCCAAAATAGATGCGGCCACGCGCTCAATGTCGTTGCTGTTCTTGGATTTTCGCTCAACGTACACCTTTGGCGCCTTGAAATACAAAAACGGCTTCAACGTCTCAATTGAAGACCAAAACAAATTTGATTTATTCTTTTTGCGCTCATTTTTGTAATATTCGCGGATTTCTTTGATTAAGTCGTGATAATCTGCATAATCCTTTTCGGCTTTGCTTATTCTTCTCAACCACTTGTCATATTCTTCTTTTTCATTATTATCAATCATCAAACACCCCCAGAAGTGAATACTCGCACACGGCTACAACATCCTTTTCAACCGGCACCGGCAATTCATCAAACACATGGAAAATAACGTGATCACCCTCTTTTACAGAGTGCACCTCCGGACCAACTGAAACAACGCGCCCCGTTGTTCGCGGATTAGTGATATCATCGGGCAAAATAATCCCGTTAATCTTTTCCGGCTCATCGAGTTTTACAAAAACCCTGTCCATTATCGCTTTTACCATCCATTACTCCTATTTTTACGCGCTGCATCGGCGAACAATGTCTCAATGCTTACGTTATTATTACCATACAACTGCGCACTTCCGTTGTCAAAAACCGGCTCGGCAAACGTCAAAACAAATGCATCCGCTTTGTCCGGCGAGCGCAAAATGTTCTTTTTTACCTCATCTTTGCTGGCCAGTTTCAGCCGGCCATATCCGTCATAGCCTTTTTCAACGCTGCATAACTCTTCAAAAAGCTCATCATCTTTAGGTAGTTGCACCGGCAAATCACTTTTAAGCCATTGATTGGCTTCACCCCACATTTCCGAGCGTTTATTGACATACCGGTCATTGTAAATGGCTTTGGCGCCAAAATTGATGCCGCGCACAACTTTCCCATAACCTCGGTCATTCAGAATGTCATAAACACCGGCACCTAAGCCGCCAATATCAATAAAAACGCGTGCCGGCCTCAAATTATAGATGTCTGACGTGATTTTGTTGGCAACCGCCACATTGTCCATATTGCTGAAAGCCTCAATTTTATAGCACCATCTGCCGCGCCGGTAACAAAAGACCGTTTTATCATCACCAAATCTGGCCACATCCACACCAATAATCAACGGACTATCGCTTTTATCTATTTTCGGCTCCATGGCGTTGCGCACATCTTTAGCCGCAATCAGTTTATAATTGCCGGCATAGACCGGAGCGCCCATCCAAATATGATCATATTCGTCCGGATCTTCCCGTTTGCATTTTTCGGCCAAATAAATCATCTCTTCCGGACAATACGGGTTTTCATCATAATTGATGCGGCAAATAAACGTTCTATCATCCGGATGCGCTGCCACCGCTTGCCAGATTGGATCATTTTCTTTGTCTCGGTTCATACTGATCCAGATTTCCGAGCCCTTTTTTCGGATTGTCGGCTCAAGGATTTTCCAGCTCTTTTTACTGATTTTCTGCGCTTCTTCAATCCAGCAGATGTCAACACCCTCAAGCGACTTGATATTTTCTGCCACCGTATCATGCAGGCCCTTAAAAATGAATTTTGAGCCGGTCACAATGTTTTCAACTCTATCCTCATAAAAAATAAAATCCTCAAAGCCGTAATATTCCGCGCGGTCTTTGAGCAGCTTATAAACAGAATCCTTAATGCTTTCCTGAACCTCACGCACGCAGGCAATAAACATCTTTTTTGAACGTGCCAACAATAGCAAACTATCCGCAAAGGCGTAACTCTTACCACCGGCACGCCCTCCATAATAAAGTTTGTTGCGATAATGCTCAGTTAATAGTGGCCTGAACTTTTCCGCTATCTTCACCGTTACTGTCTGCATTTTCATCCTTTGTCATCTGCTTGGCCTCAAATACGACCAGCGCCTGTGTCAAATTGATATTACCGCTCAAACGGTCAACCGGCTTTTCGCCGACCGTGTCTCTGATAAATTCCATTGCCTTGATATTACCTTTTTGCGCCTTTTTAATCGCCGCAACCAATATGGCCTCAAGCGTGTCAACGTCTTTTTTCTTGGCCGCCGGTTGCGTCAATAAATAATCCAGCATTTCGCGCATTGTTTTACGCCTTTTGGCTGCCGCTGCCGACTTTTTACCGCCGATTGAGCCGATTTCTTTGGCTTTTTCCGATGTTAATCGCTGTAAATTCTCAATATTTGCCATGATAACCTCTTAATTTATCCGAACGATGCCTCTTTTTTCCAAATCACGCACGATTGTTTCTTCCGTTGCGTAGTCATGCCATGTCACATAACCCTCCGGATTGTAAAATGTTGGCGTCTTTTCAAAATCAAATCCATACAAATCAATTTTAGCCGCGCCAGCTTCACGGCATAAATCAATGGCCATAAATCCGGTTGACGGCTGCTTACCGATCCAAGCTCTTAATCTTCTGCGAATGCGGTTTTTTATGGATATGTTGCCGCATCTGGTACCCATTGACCGGTTGACCGAATAAATGGACTTATAACTGGCTTTTTCATCAATGCTGAGCTCGCAGGCCAGCATCAAAATGTCGGTGCGGCTTCCTTGCGCCGCCGGCACCGTTACAAATCCACGGTTAAACCGAATAATAACCTCATGCGCATCAATATCTTTGCCGTTTTGCTTGTCAAAAATGCTTCTGGCGTTGCCGACAATGGCCACCGTTTTACCTTTAATGAAGCTTTTTATCTCGTAAATTTCTTCATAAGGCTCATAACTCATCAAACTTTTATTCTTGCCGCATATATGCCAAATGGCCACATCTTCCGCATCAAGTGTCCTGTCGCCATAATCCCGATTGTAGCAATAGTTATATTTTACCGGCAGATATTTAATTTTGCCCTGCATGGCCACATTTATGAGCGTTTCTTCATGACACCAAAGTTTCGGCTCCGGATGCTCGGCCAAACATTTCTTTGTGAAGTCAATTTTGCGCAGGTTTTCCAAATTCATCAGCATAACGCCGGAATTAACATATTTTTCAACGCCTAAATCCGCGGCTTGTATTTTGCTGGCCTCATGGCCCTCACACATTCCCAAATATTCAACTTCCATGTTCCACAATTCATCAAGCGGCTTTTGCACAATGGTGTCCGGATCAATAAACAAAATCTTTTTATACGGCAACTCAGTCAAAAACAGTTTCAAATATGTTGTTTGCGAGATGCGCTCATGTTCTTTGCGCTTCCGGTATTGCTCGGTTAAAGGAATGACCACATTGTCAAAGTCTGTTTCCACCGGCTCCGGACTGACAACCGTTATGTGTGCATCCGGATTGGTTTTCAAAAGAGATGCCGCCGATGTTTTAACAAAAGGCATGTATTTTTCATCGCTAACGTAAACAACTTCCATCATTTTGTTTTGTATCCCTCCGTATATTTGCCGCACCATTCGCACCGGTAACCGCCAACGCAATATTTTTTGCGATGAAAACCCCAAATACACAATGTCAATCTGATTTTACGCCACAATCTTCTCATTCCAAGGCCTCCGCTTTTTCAAAAAGTATTTCAATCCGTTTAATCTGCCGAGCCAGTGTCCTTTGCTCAATGTCATCGGCAATTATGCGCAACGCATAAACAAATTCCAATCGTGTTTCATCTCTTAAATTTTCGTCATACTCCTCTTTGCTCTCGCCTTTGAGCTGATACGGTAGCCTTTTCTTTGCGCGTTGACACGCACCCCTCCAAACTTCGCCAAAAAACCGTGCTTCCGGTATATCATCAAAAAGGCTTCCCTGTTGCATATTCTACCCCTTTACTACATCATCAGTCAAATTCCTAACCCTCAACATGCCGCCATTCGCCGTCAATACAAGCAAATCGGCGCGTTGCGTTCACATCCATTTTGGCGTCCACCGCATCCGCAATTTCCGGCCATTTCTTTTTCTGCTCGATCTGCCGCAAAATAAACCACGCCGAATAATCGCTGAAACGCAAGTATAATGATGCGGCGCTGATATACACATCCGCCAACTCTTCCAGTTTGGCGTCATAAGTACCATGCTTTAAGGCGTCAAAAAACTCTCTGCATTCCAGATGAAGCTTTTTTCTTTGCTGCTCAGCCTTGCATCCAACAAAGGTCTGTCTGTGCCATTGAGCAATGAGTGACTTATTCCATTTCATTTTTTCACCCCAAAATGTCTGAATAATTCCGAAAAATTTACATTAGCCGTGCTGGCTTCGTGCTTACGATTTTCCGCAGCGGCGATTTTTTGACCGTAGGCGGCCAATTTTAACACGCGACCATCATCAGCCAATATTTTCACCTCAAACGCCTGTATATTGAATTTTTGCGCCTTAGCGACCGCCTTTCTCAATTCATCAAATACCGCCATCACACTGCACACCTAAAATGAGCCGATAAAACATTGATATGCGGCGTCTTATATTGACTATTTGTCTGCGGCATAGATACGTTGTAAAGCTTGCCTTTTCTGTTCAAAATGTCGTTTTTGCTTTCAAAAGCAATTTCTTTTCCGCGGTTTTTCATTGATACGATCCGCAAGGCTTCATCCATCCGGTCAAGCAATCCGTTTTCTTGCGCCAGCTTGATGTTTCTTGGCCAATGGCTTATGGCATAAGCATATTCGTCTGCCGGTATAACCTCGGCAAGCCATTCTTCCGTGCACAATTTGAAAGCCTGCCGATAATCCCAAAGAAAATGATGCAGATTTCCGGCTTCATCATCTTTGGCCATTAAAGTTTCGGCTGTCGGCAAAAGAGTTGTACTTTCCGTTTTTTGTGCTTCCGGCGATTTTTGCTCGTCCTTGTGATCCTCTTCCAAATAGGCCAACAAATGAGCAACTTTCGGAGCCGTGCGATCGTTCTTATAGGTCCAATAGCGGCGAATAGCTGATTTCACATCCGCAAAGCTATAATCCTCAAACGATGCTTTCCACATTCCGTATAATTCCGGATTTTCAATATCAATGTTGAGCAGGGCCTGCTTGTTTTCACCATCCCGATAAAGCTCGTCAATGTAACACAAAATTTCGATTGTTTTATCCATCATCTTACTGCTCCCACCAATTATGATTGTCATTGCATTCGGCCATTTTACGGCTTACCGGTGCCGTTGCTTCGCTTCTGTACCAGTTTCGCACTGCTGCCCTCCAGTCTTTCATCGGATTTTTTCCGACTTTCCACCCTTTACACTCGTAAAAGTCATAAAAGCGTCCAACATCAATGTTGTTGCCACTTTCCAAGCAATACTGACTGATTTCATCATGTGTAGGCTTCACGAAATTTTTAACTTTTTCTTTTTGGACACACTTTAGTGTGTCTTTTTCTTTTTCTACATTTACATTTACATTTACATTAGCTTCGGGTTTGGTTTCGGTTTGGTTTTTATTTGGTTTTGTTTCGGTTTCGGTTTGGTTTGTTTTCCGACCGCCATTTTTGCCGTTTTCAAATCTTTGGTTATTTTTATCTATTTGCGGCTTTGCTAACGTGAAAAACAATCTGACAACCGGTTCCATGCCCTCAGGATATACGCCGTTTATGGCATAATTAGCCAGCGCATCAAAGCATTTGCCTTTTTCAGCGTCTGACAATCCCTCCATAGCCTCGTAAAAACTGCGATAAAATACAAAACTATCCCTCATTCCTTTATGTCCTTAAAAGGAGGGGACGCACTTGCGTTGGACTACACGCAGCGCCCCCATTGTTGTTTTTGATGTCCAAATCTTTTTCAACAAACTTGATGCAGTCATCCAGCGTGCGGATAATTTCATAATTGCCGCCTCTGAATTTAATTTCCTGCTCAAAATATTTCTGATTATCTGATTGCGTGCCGGTTTTGCCGTTTTTCAGCTCTAAATATGTAACGCGCCCGTATTTGTTTATGACAATCAAGTCAGATTGTCCGAGTGTGTATCCCATCGCTTTACGGCTATTAACAAACATCGAGCGATCTCTGTCATCATATACCGGCAAATATTTGAGAGCACTCATCACATCACTGTCCGCGGTGATATATCCCCGCATCCGCAAATATTTTGTGACTTGGCAACTCAATGTGTGCTCTGGTTTCATTTAATTACTTTCCTAAAAAATAACCACACAAAAACATTGCTGCCATAAATGTCGGCGTCAGGATTAAATCAAACTTATACCACTTTTGTATGTGTTTTAAGACTTTATCCAGCAGGTCCGAATATTCTTTGTTGATTTTGGTCAAAGCCTCATTCAAGGCAAACACTTTTGCCGATGTTTCCAAAATCTCAGTATTCAGATTTTTATAAAATTCCGCTTCTTCTTGTAATTCTTTATTATTGCCTTTTAAATCGTTGTATTTTTTAGATTTATCGCAATATAGTTTTTCAAATTTCTTTTCTGATGTCATTTCTTTTTCCTTTTCAATTGGGAAGTGCCGGAGCAAGCAGAATTTCATGATTAAGAGCCACTCCGGCATTGATATTTATCTTCCTTGTGGTAACTCGCCAGCAAATACCGGCAAAGCAACCTCTTTTTTGATCTTTTCCAATTCTTCATTGATGGCGTTGTTTATGGCATTATCCAAGTCAATGACCTCATACCACCATTTAACCGTGCCATTATAAAGGCGATATCTCAAGCGGCACGGCAATTGATAAGCCTTGCCACCGTTCAAAATCGGAATAACAATCAAAAACATATTTGGCACTTTGATTTTGTTTCCGGCAGCGTCTTGATGCTCGCTTGAAAAATCAAGTGTCGCCTCGCCGGTGTTGGTATCAAATTTCACGGTTGCGCGTTCATCGTTCCGGATCGCAATACCTCTTGACAATTCAACCATTTTTTGAGTGCTGGCATAAAAACCGCCAACACGGGCCCGAATTTCTTTCAAACTGTCGCTTTCCTTATCCGGTGTCGGTGCATCTGATAAATCAAGGACATTTCTCTCAATGAAAAAGGCAAAATCAACCTGAGACATTGTCTCGCCGTTGTGCTTTTTCCATTCCTGCAATTCTTTACTAAACGGGAATTTATAAGTTGCCAGATGCTTTTCAAAGCTGGCATGTTCTTTGGTTGCGCAATCGAAAATACAAGTGACCATTTGCGCATCTTTGTTGTAAAAAATCGCCGAATTATCAGCTTTATAGCGGTTTACAAATTCACAAAAACTGGTGCAATCATGCAAAAATGTCAAACCTTTTAAGGTTTCCGGCGTTGTGCGCTCTTCGTCAATATACTTTTTGAGCGGCACAACATTCATATTTTCCGGATATACAATAAAACCATTCGTGTTTGTTGCCTCAATGGCTCGCGGCGTGTATAGATCTTCCATCGTCTCACGCATGGCAACAACGTCATTTTTAACCTCATTATCCATTGATATCTTTCCTTTCCATATCATAGTTGACTACTTCACGCTTGTTTGATACCACCTCAAACGGCAGGCGCGGCTGCTTCGGATTTTCGCGGCTCAAAGCGTTGTTTTTGGTTGTCCAGAATATTGTGTTGCCTCTCGGCTTTTCTGGGTTCTTAGAGGTAACGCTGGCCTGAATGACCAAGTTGCCGCTACTGAGCACCAAACTTAAATTGATGCTGATTGTGGCTTTCGCCGCTCTAAGACCGTCAACATCGCAACGCTCGCGCATCGCTTTGATTGCCTCTTCAAGCTTATTGGAGCAATCAGTATTGAACTGACCGTCTTCAAGCTCCCAAAGAACTCGGCTAAAGTCCTTTATTTCATCAGTTTTGTTTTCCATTATTTTCCCTTTCGTTGTTGTAAAAATCGTTTGCGGTAACTTCGCCGCCGGTATATTCCACAATTTTTTGCATTCTATCAGGGCGCGGAATAACATCACCGGAGCAATAACGTGAAATATCGGCTTGACTACAGCCAAGCTCACGCGCTAATTCTGCTTGTGATTTCCCTGATTTTTCTGATTTATCTATCCATTCTCTAAACTGCATATTTACGCCTCCTGTATAACCTTTTATACAATTATCGTATAAATGTCAATACAAAAATTGTATTTTACAAACTGCTTTTTTTGTGTTATTTATACATTAAATGTATTTACAGGGGAAAATTATGTCTCGATGGGATTTCTTAAAACAAATTGCAGATGATAATAACTTGACGCAAACAGATCTGGCCAAAGCTCTGGGGTGGCAACAAACAAGATTTTCAGACCTTTTTTCAGACAAGATTTCTATACCTGCCAAAAAAGTGTATGATTTTGCTTGCTTCTTTGGGCTTGATTATAAAGAGCTTAAAGATTACAACGACAATAAGACCGATAAGATACCATCCAGAACAAGTGAAGTGATCAAACCGGACATTGTGCATATTGATGTTTTGGATGTCCGCGCCTGCTGCGGCGATGGCATTGAAAACTTTACCGAAAATGTCATTGGTCAACAAATGATGACACTTCCGGCACTGCGTGAATTCACGTCTCAGGCCCCTGAAAATATCAAAATCATCAAGGCAATCGGGGAATCCATGATGCCGACCATTCACACCGATGATGTTGTTTGGGTGGATATTTCGGTTAAAGCGCCGACTTCTGACGGGTTATATATATTATGTATCGGCTCTGATCTGCTTATCCGCCGCATCCAAATAAACCCGTTTGATAATACCGCCATGATACGGGCAGACAATTCTCAATATGCGCCAATTCCGCATAATAATTACCGCAATATCAAGGTGATCGGCAAAGTTATTTATCACATGAGAAAAACCGCATGAGTTATTACCTTTTTACAATTTTCATTTTTCTTGTTGCTGCTTTCGGTTTCAAAAACGAGCTTAACCGGCTTGAAAAGATAATTATGAACCTTGAGGATAAAATAACCAAATTACAAGAAAAAAATAAATAAAGTAAATTATTTGACCATTAACAATCTAACATAGTGGAGTTTTAGGCTCCATTTTTTTATTTTAAATTTATCTCTTTGATTTTCCGTAATAATACAAAAAATATGCAAAATTATACATTTTCTGTATTGACATTTATACAATTATAGTATAACAATATATACAGAAATTGTTTAACAGCCCCAGCCGCACGGCTCAAAACCGCGGTATCAGTAACGCCCTGTAAAGCGTGCCGCCCTCCGGCCACCGACCAACGCTATGGCAAAGAGCCGATACCGGAAAGCGAAAACAAATCAAACTATGGAGACAGACATGAAAAAAACAACAGTATATTTATCAAAGGATGAGCATTCAAAAGATGTTGCTAACGTCCGCAAACTAAAAAAAGGCTTTGTTTGTGCGTTAATATACACGAAAAGCCATTCTCACGATATTTTGACATATAACTTTGATTATCTCATGGATTATTGCCGGTCGTACTATGGCGCTTTCATAAGAGTTACAACGGAGGCATAATCATGATGATACCTGAGTTAAACAAAAATTTACTCAAAATGGCTTGGTATAACACCAGCTTTGATCCTGAAAAACATGCCGAAAATTTTGATGCTTCATTCAAAGAGGTTATTCAAAAGTTTTTTGAACGTGTTGAAGCGGCAAATATCACGCCAGAACAAAAAGATGAATGCTCAGCATATTGGGTTAATCGCTTACATTCTCAGGCCGAAAAATATCTTTCAGCTGAAAGCCGGTGCGTTTCATGGGCTATTGTCGGCCCTGCAAAGTTTCCGGTTGCCAGAATGGAAAAGCGCCAAGCATCTGCCGAAAAAGCACTCAATGACTATGTTTATACTGAAAATCAGATGTTATCCGGCGACATTTTTGACCGCTATATGACATCTGAGCAAAAACAGGCCAGAGTTGATCTGCATAAATGGCGCGAATTAAACAGCACTATTGATGATTTTATCCGCCATAAAACGAAAAACCCTTTACCGGCTCTCGGATATACTTATGACGCGTGGCCACACTTAAAAGGTCAATTCACAACGCAGGCCAAAAATGGCAGTTATGCGCTTTGTATAAAAGTGCTTGAGGCTCTCAATGTACATCTGCAAAACGGTGTAAAAGTTGAGCGCAATATCAAAATTCTGACCGATATTCTCAACGAATACAAAGCTAAAAATTCCCAACCGAAAGAGAATTCATCAATTGAATTGCAAGGCGTTCAAATGGTTGAAAACCGTGAAGAAAACCGCTTGCAACTCTTATTTGACGGCAAACCGGCACCGGAAGTCATTGCCAAAC